AAGGACGGCGATCTCACCCGGCTCGACGAGCGCATCGCCGAACTGTCAGACGAGGCGGAGCGCTCGCGCACTCTCACGGCTGGCGCCCTGGCGGTGAAGCGGGCCAACGCCCGCGTCGACTCGGTGTCGGAGTCCCGTACCTACGAGCGCGGCAACGGCCGCTCGTACCTGCAGGACCTGATGCGGGTGCAGCTGCAGATGGACGGTGACGGTGAGGCGCGCGAGCGGCTGCAGCGTCACGCCCAGGATGTGGCGACGGGTCAGGAGTACCGCGACCTGACCCGCACCGATGGGACCGGCGGCTACTTCGTTCCGCCACTGTGGCTGATGCAGCAGTACGTCGAGCTGGCCCGCGCCGGCCGCGCCTACGCGAACCTGTGCAACACCCAGCCGCTGCCTGCGGGTACGGACTCCATCAACATCCCGAAGATGTCGACGGGTACGGCTACGGCGATCCAGACGGCGGACAACGCGGCCGTGCAGGAGACGGATCTGGCGGACGCGTCCGTGACGGCACCGGTCCGCACGATCGCCGGCCAGCAGGACGTGGCCATCCAGCTCCTCGACCAGTCGCCGATTTCGTTCGATGAGATTGTGTTCCGCGACCTGGTCGCGGACTACGCCACGAAGCTGGACCTGCAGGTCATTTCGGGATCCGGCTCGTCCGGCCAGGTGACTGGTGTGCGGGCGACGTCGGGTATCACGACGATCACCTACACGTCGGCGACTCCGACCGTGGCCCAGCTGTACAGCAAGGTCGCGGACGCGGTGCAGCGCATCCACACCCTCCGATTCATGCCGCCGACGGTCATCGTCATGCACCCGCGGCGGTGGGCGTATCTCCTTGCGGCCTCCGACTCCACCGGGCGGCCCCTCGTGGTCCCGGACGCCGGAAACCCGCAGAACGCGGTGGCCACCCTCGGCGTCGTCGGCGCACAGCAGGTCGTGGGCCAGATGCACGGCCTGCCGGTCGTCACCGACCCGTCGATGCCGACCAACCTGGGCGCGGGCACGAACGAGGACGTCGTCCACGTCGTCAGGTCGTCTGACCTGCTCCTGTTCGAGTCGGGCATCCGGTCGCGTGTCCTCCCCGACGTCGGCTCCGGCAACCTCACGGTCCGTCTGCAGGTGTACGGCTACCTGGCCTTTACGGCAGGTCGGTACCCGCAGAGCGTCGTCGAGGTGACGGGGACCGGCTTGGTCAGTCCATCGTTCTGAGTCTCTGACCTGCGGGTTTTGGGTGTCGGGGTTGACGGCCCCTTGCCGCTGGAGTGCCACCCGGTCCTGGACCGGGTCCGGTGGCAGCACCCGCCCGCTTGGCCGCGGCGTCAGCCGCGCGGCCCCTGCTGGTCGGGGATCCCTGATGGCCGGATCCCCGACCAGCCCATAACTGCATTTGCGCATGTTGTCGGAGTGACGTTGCGTGTTACCGTCAACTCAGGTAGGCGTTCTCGGTCTTGGACCGCGTAGCCGGACTGTCACGGCGTTGACTTGGGGAACCGGTCGGCGAACCGCTCTGGGTTCGGTGAAGCACACAACGGACTGTGGCGTAACGCGGAAGTTGATATTGCTCGGCCGCCGGTAGCGAACAAGCGCCGGCCGTAGGCGCCTTCGGGTGTGGTGGCGAGCGGGCTCCCGTCGAGACAACAGCGCAGTAGCGCGGTCTTCGATGAGGAGCCTTTCGTATGTCCGATCCATCCCGTACCGCGGCGGCCAGGGCCGCCACGAAGCGCTACGCGGCCGAACGCAGCGCCTCCGACCCGGTGAAGCTGGGGAAGGCTGTGCGCGTCGTACAGGCCGCCCTGGAGAGCCGCGCGCTCTGTCTGTCCGAGCTTCTGCCGGACGTCGAGGTGCGTTCCAGCAGTGGCGGTGAGCGCCGATGACTTGGGCCGAGTTCCTGAAGGCGTGCCAAGCATGGCAGGCGGCGCGGGCCGAGGCGGTGGCCGAGGCTCACATGGCGATGCGCAGGAAGGCGGGCAACACCTTCCACGTCCTGCAGTACGAGGACTTGGGCCGGCGGGCCGGCATTGCTGCGGGCGCCGAGTTCGAGCGGCAGGTCGTCCGTCCTGCATGGGACGGCATTCCCGGGTTCGGCAACAACTGCCGTCTCTGGTACGTGAGCGAGGCGGATCTTCCGTCTGCGGCACGATCGGATCTCGTCTCGTGAGCCGGGTCGAGTACGCGGCCGGGGACGATCCGCTGTACGGGCCGAACCCGCTGACAGTTCGCGGGACGTTCCCTCCGCACTGGGGAGAGATGCCCGACAGTCCGCTGGCGCTGCGCCGCTGGATCGAGGCGAACGCGCTGCGAGACGGGGCCGCCAAGGGTGACCCTTCGACGATTCAGGTCGTCCTGGAGAGGCGTCGTGAGGATCCCTCGGCTGCGCGAGAGCGTGCGGCGGTCGCCGAGAGGAACCGCCTGCGCCTGCAGCAGCTACTCCTCGACTGCCCCTGAATGTTCATCCCGGGAGATGCACCATGGCCAGCTCGGCAATCGTCTACAAACTGATCGCCCACGATTCTGCTTCCCGCACGTTCAACAGCGTGGGCCGTTCGGCGTCGGGTCTGGATCGGACGCTGGGCAAGCTGGGCGCTGCCGCGAAGATGGCTGGCGCCGCCGTGGCTGCAGGACTTGCGGTGGGTCTCGCCGAAGGGGCCAGGTCCGCCGCGAAGTTCCAAAGCGAGATGACGCGCATCTCGACTCAGGCCGGCGGCACGGCGAAGGACGTCAAAGTCCTGAGCGATCAGGTTCTGAAGCTCGGCACGTCCACCCAGCAGGGTCCCCAGCACCTCGCCGAGTCGCTGTACCACCTCAAGAGCGTCGGCATGGACAACGTCCAGGCGATGAAGGCGCTCAAGGAGAGCTCCGACCTGGCGGCCGTCGGTCACGCCAACCTCGAAGAGACCACCAACGCGCTGGCGGGCGCCTGGCGGACCGGCATCAAGGGCGCCACCAGCTTCCATGAGGCTGTCTCGACGGTGAACGCCATCATCGGCGCGGGCAACATGAGCATGGATCAGTTCAACGCTGCCATCGGTACCGGCATCCTGCCCAGCGCGAAGACCTTCGGTCTGAGCATGAAGCAGGTCGGCGCCGCCCTCGCGCTGATGACAGACGAGGGTATCGACAGTGCATCCGCGGCCACCCGGCTGCGGATGTCCTTCAGCCTGCTGGGCGCACCGTCGAAGGCTGCCGAGAAGCAGCTGGGCAAGATCGGGTTGACGGGCCTCAACCTCGCCGATGCGATGCGAGGCCCGAAGGGTCTGATCGGCGCGATCGGTCTCCTGAAGGATCACCTCGACAAGAGCGGCCTGTCCGCGTCGAAGCAGTCGCAGCTGCTCAGCCGGGCGTTCGGTGGCGGCCGGTCCTCGAGCGGCATCTTGCTGATGCTCAACAACCTCGACGTCTTGGAGAAAAAGCAGCTCCAGATCAACCGCAGCACCGGCAAGTTCGATGACGCGGTCAAGATGCAGCGGAAGACCGCAGAGGCCCAATGGCACCTGCTCGTCTCGAACTTGGAAGTCATGGGCATCCGGGTCGGCGCGAAGGTGCTGCCGCCGGTGACATCGTTCATCCACTTCCTCGCCACCGATGCGATGCCCGCAGCGGCACGGTTCGGGAAGGCCATGGCCGGCATCGTCCCCGTCGGGGCTATCGCACAGGGCTTCACTCGCATCAAGGGCATGGCCAGCGATTTCCTCAAGGGCTTCTCCGGGACGAAGAAGGCCGCATCGGATCTGCTGGGCGGCCTGTTCGATACGTCACCGCACCTGGGCAGCAGCAAGGCGTCCGCGGCTTCTAAGGGGCCTGCGCTGCCGCCGATGCCGCACTTCGGTGTGGGTCAGGTCGCGCCGACCACCGGCGTGCGTGGACCTGCGCTGCCGCCTATGCCGCATGGCGGGTCGGGCCTGGTGGCCTCGCTCGTCTCGCCGAAGGCGAAGCCCCCCAAGAGCGCCGCCGAGAAGATCGGCGCAACGATCCGGAAGGCGATCAGCGGCAGCTTCAAAGACATCGACTGGGGCAAGCTCGGATCAATCCTCGGCAAGGGCCTCGGGGATGCGATCGGCTGGGTCGGGAAGCACACCGCCGACTTCACGAAGAAGATCGCGAAGATCTTTGCGGGCCTGGACTTCGTCGAGATCGGCAAGGGCTTCGGTGGCGCCGCGATCCCGTTGGCGATCGGCTTCATTACGGATCTCTTCAAGCCCCTGTTCTCCCTGGACTTCTGGAAGAAGCACTGGCTCGACGTCATCTATGCGGTGGTCACCATCATCCCGGTC